CGCGAGAAGTTTAAAACAAGAAGTTTTACCATCTGTACCAAAACGTTGGACAGGTGGTCGGCCTTTCTTGTTCAGTGGATCAATTCGACGGTTTCTCGAAAATCGAATTGTCTCAGGTAAAAAACCAATAAATCAACATCTTTTTTGGTCGATAGCACAAGTAAAACGTTGTGCTGCCGTGGTGCCGCAGTCATTCATTAATGACTCTTTAGCTAAACACCGAGATGCTATGGATAAGGGTTCAGAACCTTGTAGCCGAGCTTTTCTTGAACAATTTGAAGAAAAGCTAAAAAATGTTGTAGATCATATGAACTACAATCAGGACATAGCAAAAACCTATGAGTATTCTACTAATGCCTGCTATGAGTGGGGTAGATCGAATGGTGGTGCAAAATCGTACCTCCAAACGAAGCTGATACGTGAAGGTTATACCAGTAATGATGAATTATTAAAGATGGACTTTTGTCCACATTACGGTGTAACTGAAAGACGTGGTCTTATGACACTTCCATGGAACGAGTTAGCTCGTGAGTGGAAGGATGTTAGATGCTCTGCAAAAGTTTATTCAATTGCAGAACCTCTGAAGATTCGTAATATTACAGCTTCGAATGCGATTGCATACCAGTTAGCAAAAGGTATGCAAAAATTTCTTCATGGTAGTTTGAAGAAGTATCCGCAATTTTCTCTCATAGGGAAAACACTTGATGTTTTCAGAGTGAATGACTTTTTAAATAAAGGTCGAAAGGGTGATTTAATAGCAAGTGGTGATTTTTCCGCTGCTACAGATAATATTAAGATTGAACTTACAAAATTAGTTTTTGGACCTATTTTGAAGAAAATTATCTTTCACCATAATGTAAGCCCGCAACATGCTCGTATCTTAAGAAGAGTTCTATATGAACACGATATCGAGTATAGTAAACATAGTTTTGTTGCGCCAGTTACTCAAAAGAACGGCCAGTTAATGGGCTCGGTTCTTTCATTTCCAATATTGTGTATTATTAATATGATAACTTATTTTCCATTTTCCATGCAGTCTTAAATCATCTGCAACAATATCCATGTTAAGAAAGTTTTTTTGTAACTACAAAAGAAACAATAAATAATATATTACAATAAAT